GGCGCCGGAGACGTAGCCGCCGGTAGCGAAGCCGGGAATCACGGCCAGGCTGGTGGCCAAGGCCGTGGTAGAGGTCAGTGCTGCCGCCGCCGGCACGGAGTTGGCACCCAGAGTTGCCAGGGATGCCATCGCCGCAGCCGGTGCCCAGGCCGTGGCGGTGGTACCGGCCAGGATCATGCTCTGGCCTGCCGCTGCCGTGCCAAGGGTGGCGTTCAGCGCCGCATTCAGCGCCATCTGCACGCCCATCTTCACAAAGCCCGCGAGGATATCGCGCACCACGTTACCGGCGATGTCACCCAGGTTGCTGAACGACAGCTGCCCGGACATGATCGCGTCGGTGATGTCGGTGGAGATGTTGTTGAACGCGCTGGAGAAGATCGACTGAGTCTGCCCGGCGATGTCGCGCGCCTGGTTTCCGAAGTTCTGCACGGCAGCCGTCCACCCGTTGATAGGGTTGAGCATGGCCTGATCCATCTGCGCCCAGCCTGCCTGCATCGCTGCAAGCTGCTGCGGTAGGAACTCGTTGATTGCGTCGATCTGCCCTTGGAGCGCCTGGCGCTGCTTCTCGTCCGTGGCGTTGGCCAGTTCGGTCTGCAGCTGCAGCAAGCGGTCGTTGGTCTGCATCTCCAGGTTCAGCCGCTGTTGCATGCGGGAGGTCTGCAGGTCGCCCATTCCGATGCTGGCAGCGTCAAGCGCGTACTGGTCGCGCTCATTTGCCAGCTGCTTTTGCAACTGGGCGCGGTACTGCTCGACGGCGGTCAGGCCTTGGGCACCCTTGATGGCTGCGGCATAGTTGGTCGAGGATTGAGCAAGAGCCTCGTTGTACTGCTGCTGGGTGATCTTCCCTTTGGATAGCAGAAGCTCCAGCTGAGATTGGCGCTCGACATACTCTTGCAGCGCGAACTTGGCCGGCTGGGCCGCCTTGTACAGATTGTCGAAAGCGGTCTGAGCTTCGTTCAGCTTGCTCGAAAGACCTTTCTGCCCTTGCGGCGATCCACCGTTTCCGGCCTTCTTCGTGGTGTTGCCGTCAATCTGATCCAGAACATCCTGAACCATCTCGGCAACCGTCTTGGTTTTCGTCGACAACTTCGGCTGCGTAGCAGGCTGGGGCTGGCCGAACGTAAGCAGACTTGCTCCTTGCAGATTCTGCTTGGGCTCATACTTCTCGACCAGCGAAAGCCCCTTCGCATAGCGGACGGTCTGATCAATTACCGTTTGGATGGCGTCGACCTGTCGCTTGGCGCTCGACTCTGCGTTCTCGGCCATGGTCTTCATGGAGCGCCCCTGGCTCTCCATTTGGGTCTTGATGGCTTCGGACGCGGTGATCGACGCCGTTAGCTGAACACGCAGCCTTTCCTGGTCCTCCCTCTTCCCATCCTTGACGGCCTCCTCGTACTTCTTGAGGAGATCGGTCTGTTCACCGATCAGGCGAGCATATTCGACCTGCTGGCTGTTGAAACCGGCCTTCGCAGCTGTGTATGCAGCTTCCTGGGCAGTGTTCGCGCCAATCAAGTCGCGGGTCTGCGTCAGCTGGGAAATGTACTTATCCCAAGCCTGTTCCCCGCCGCCAACTGCCGCCGCCGAAGCCTGGTGCGCACTGGCCAGGGACTTCGCTGAGCTGGTAGCGCCATCCGCTGCGGTCTTGCTGCGGTCAAGCAGGCGGGCGTAGTCGTCAGCCTTCTGGCTGCTGGCCGAGTACTCGGCGCCGATCTTGACCAGTTCGTCACGGTACACGCTGGAAATCTGGGTGTTACTGGTGAGCCATCCGGTCAGCGAGTCAAGTGAGCGCTGTCCGGTCCTGACCTCTTCAAACATCCGCTTGAAGGTGTCCGCCGACTCCACTCCGCTGGCACCCAGAGAGTTAAGGCCGTCGAACGCCCTGGTGAAATACTCGCTGAGAGCACTACTGGCGTCCTTGGTCGCATCCCGCTGAGCCTCCATCCATTTGGCAGATTGGAAGCGCTGCTGCTCAGCGCTGAGCTGCTTGAACTTGGAGATCGAATCGTCAAGCGTCAGGTTCTGGTCGATCAGAGACTGAGTTGCGCTGTCGGTGCTTGATGCGAAGTAGATGGCCGCGCCTGCTGCCACGGTGATAGCCGTTGTGAGGAGGCCAATTGGCCCGCCGGCTAGCGCCATGAGACCTGCTGAGGCCCGAGCGCCAAGCGACTGTGCGGCATTCAGGCGCACCTGCGCTGCGTTTTGCGCCACGACAGCAGCCGTGTCGGCCTCGCGCAGCGTTGTCAGCCTGGCCTGGCCTGCCGCAAGCTGCCCTTGGATGATTACTTCTTGCCCTGCCGTCTGTGCAAGGGCGCGCCCTGCTGCCGCTTGCTGCAATGTGATTGTTGCCTCTGTCCTGCGAATCTCGGCAAGACGAGTCAGCGACTGCTGGCGACCAACATCATTGATCTGCGCCTGAAGGCGTTGCGCCTCAAGCGCTCGATCAGCCGCAAGCTGCTGCTGGACAGCCTGAAGCTGAGCAATGGTATTGGCCTGCGCCGCGCGAGCCGCCGCTGTCTCGGCAAGGGATCTTTGAGTAGCAGCAACTGCAGCGGTCTCGTCGGCCACTGCCTTGCGGGCAGCCTGGGCAGCTGCAGCTGTCGAAGCAACTTCGGCCTGCTTCTCGGCCACCACTTGCTGCTGAGTAGCGACAAGGTCGGCATACCTGGCCTTGGTAGCGGCAGCAAGCGATACCACCAGCCCTGTGCCTACTCTAGTGGCGTAGGCACCGGTGATTGCCATCAGAGCGTCAGTGTTTTCTGCAACGGTCTTCAGCCCATCGCCGCCGACAGCAACAAGGCTGCCGAGCGCATTCGCGATGTTTTGGATACCCATTACAACTTCTGGCTGAGCCAAGGATTTTGCAAGGGCGTCGACCGAGCTGACAACCGGATCAACGTTGATCTGACCGATTGCGGCGAGGAAGTTGTTTTTGAGCGCCTGAGATGCCTGCTCAAATGTGCGTGGCATCTTCGCCAGTTCAGCGTTTAGCGATGTCAGCGACTTGAGCAGCGCGTTCGTTACAACATCGCCAGTGATCTTACCTTCTGCCGCAAGCTTGCGAATCTCTCCGTTCGTTACCCCCAGATAATCGGCCAGAGCGCGAGTTATACGCGGCCCTTGCTCCATGACGGAGTTCAGCTCCTCGCCGCGCAGCGTGCCGGAGGCGAGACCCTGAGAAAGCTGAATTGCAGCGTTCGACGCCTCCTGCATCGTTGCGCCAGAGATCACGAAGGCCTTGTTGAGCGCATCGGTGACGTTGAGCATTTGCTCTTGCGTGTAGCCAGCACCGCGAGTGGCGTTTGCCAGGCGCGTGTACAGCGAGACGGTGGATTCAAGCGAACTGCCGGTGTTGTTGGCCATCGCCAGCAGCTTCTGGAACGACTCGCTGGCGTTTGCCGTCGAAGTACTGACCAGCGCCAGAGAGCCCTGCATGTTCTTGAAGGCATCGGTCATGCGCAGCACTTCGCGAGCGACGGCGCCCACCCCAAGAGCAGCAAGCGCACTGCCTGCAGCGCGAGCAGCAGTTCCAAGCCCGCGAACGTTGACCGTCGCCTCGCCGCCAGCGTCACCCAGGCTGTTGAGGCTCGTACGCAGCTGGTCGATCTGCTGTCGAGCGTTTCGCGAGTCGATGACTATCGAGAGGCGGGATTCCTGAGCCATGCCTTTCTCCGGGCGTAAAAAAACCCGCCGGAGCGGGTTGTCATGTCGTATTCGGCCTACTTGGACCTTAATTCAGCCATTGCCCTTAAGCAGCCGCTGTAGAAATCGTTCCTGAAGTCGCTGATTGCGGAAGTCTTCATTGGCTCAGTGCTGTACCTGGGCAGCTTGAAGGCTTCCACGAATGCAATTCGCACAATCGAGTTAACCTGGGCCTCCTTTGCATCTGAGATCTTCGAGGCTCGCCTATCTATGATTGCCAGCGCCTCGGACAGGTTCTTCCCATTTTGCCTGTACTCCATCGCGCCCTTTGCCGCTGTGTCATAGACCTTGCAAGGGTCTTCTTCCGCAGCCTGAGCAAACGATGCTGCGAGCATCGCTGGAATGAGTGTCGCTCGAATCAGTGACATTTCCTGCACCTCCGTATGATGAGGGCAATCTACCACCATCAGCAGGAAGCGCAAAAACGCCTCTTCGCCACCTAGCGCTTCGGCGGTGTTTTGGGCTTGGCCTTCTCTTGCTGCTCGTCCCAATGCCGGCGGAATTCGTCATCGAGGGCGAATATCGAGGCGTCGAACTCCTCACGGCAGATTGCCGAAGGATATCGCTCCAGGTATTGGCCTATGATGGCTGGAGAGATCGGCGCAGGCGCGCCAACCATGCCGACGTACTGGCGCGATCTCCCGATGTGGCCGTAGGCCGCAAGGATCTCTGCGGTTACCGGGTCGATCTCTGGAGCCGGCGGAACAGGCTCTACGCCTTTCAGGCGCTCTCGCTTCCACCGGGCTTTCTCGCTTGATTCGCCCGCCCAGTCTCGCCCCCAGCAGTACGCCTCGACGGCTTTTTTGCCGTCTCTTTGGCCCGCTCCTCAGCCCTCGTGGCGATATCAGAAGCCACCTGCAGGGCGGTGAAGTAGACGTCTGGACGCTGGGCAATAAGTAGCTTTCCGCGCTCCTTGGTGTAGGGCGTGTCCACGCCCGGCTGCTCAGCCTCTTCCACCCCTTCCCAGCCGAGAATGATGTGCTTGCACACCAGATCGACCAGCATGTCATCCATGCTTTCGATTTCGGGGATCTCGGCGTTTACCGGGTCGAACCCCTCGGTACCCACGCCATAGCGCGAGTCGACGATGGATTGATGCCGCTGAATCATGGCGTGGTGCGACTTGAACTTAGGGTTGGCGGCCGAACCGACTTGGATCTTCACACCCGGGGCGATTTCCACCCACCGAGTGCCTTCAAGGTCCAGCTTCGGAGCCTGTGAAATGACGAGAGCCATGGTATTCCTCTGCGGTAAAAGGCCCGACGCACACCGCAGGGCGCGCCGGGCAAAGGGTTAAGCGGTGACGGTGACAGCGCAGGTGTCGGTCTTGGTGCCGTCTGCCTTGCTGGTGGCCGTGATGGTTGCCGAGCCAACAGCGATGCCTTTGACGAGCCCGGTTGCGCTCACGCTTGCCTTGGTGGCGTCGGAACTGGCCCAGGTGACGAGCTGGCTTGCGCCCACCGGTGTTACTACAGCTTCAAGGTCGATGGTCGCGCCAACGGCGACGCTGGCGGTGGCCGGTGCCACTTCAACAGCCGCAATGACGATAGGCGCTGGCAGACGGGTGATGGTCGGCGGCACGCGGCGGCCGGTGTAGGCCAACTCAACCTGAACGATGTCGGTAGCTCCGCCATCCGGCCAGTCGCCACTGACCTCCATCTCTGGGAGGGCGAACGTATAGCCGCCGTCGGCGTTGTTGAGGGTGAATTCGAAGCTCAACACATCGCCCGTCTGCTGTGCCTTCCAGAACGCATATGCGCTTTTCGACCAGCTCAGGATGATGCTGCCGGATGGTGTAAAAATTGTCGGAATGACCGCACCCGGGAACGGGTTGCCGTTACCGATGCAGCGCTGGGTCTGGACGTTGTTGTCGAACTGCAGGTTGAAGCTGTCGACGCAGGCGTTGTCTTCGCCCAGCTGGACGCCGTTGATCTTCAGGCCAGTGACGTCCTTGAAGCCGTATCGACGCTGTGCTGCGCCTGTCTGCGGGCTGACTATGAACGATGTGTTGTCGGCCTTGTCATCCCAGGCGATGGCCGCGAAGGTGGTGGTGACCGTGATCTCGTTGTCGTTCGGGATCTCTATGTTCAGCGATGCAACTTGTGCACCCCTGGCGATGGCTGCAATGCCCACGTCCGCGTCATAGGCGCCGATGGAGAACGAGATTCGCTCGTTACCCATGGTCAGGCTATTACCGACCCAGTTCGCGCCGAAGCATGAGGCCAGGAACTCGTCCAGGGCGCCATAGCGGAACTTGGTTTCGATATCGCCGCCGACATCGACAGTCGTCTGGGCGGTTCCCTGCGACATGCGAGTCTCGCCGATCTCGTTGTTCTCTTCGGTGTTGTAGGTGGGCACCAGGCCGAAGCTGACGCGGGTCAGCACGTTCCAGTTGCCCGGAGGGGTGATCCCTGGGGTGACTTCGCGAATCCACGCGGTCGAGCGCTTGGCACCACTGGACATGGAGTGTCTCCTATCGATAGGCGTAAAAAAACCGCCATGTGGCGGTGGATGTTGATGGCTCAGTAGGACCGGTATGGAACCCGGACGTTGACCTGGTACCAGTTGTTGCCGTCGTCACCGACGACCTGCGGGGACGCCTCGAAGAAGTCAAACGGGCCTTCCGGGGCGCTGTAGTACTGGAACTGGGTGACCAGCGTGTCGACCGCCCGCGTTATGGCCAATGTGCCGCTGTAGCTCGGCACGAACAGCTGAATGATGACGATGCCGGTCTGGCGCACGCATGGGCCAATTCCGACCTCTGGCGTGCTGCTCAGGCCTGGAGCATCAGCCAGGCGAGCCCAAATGGCGCGACCCGCCGGATTGAATGGCTTTGGCGGGTTCGGGTAGTCGACAGCGTCTGCGGGAATTCCCGTCCACTGCTGCATGCGGCCGATGACGATGGCGCGGATATCCTCGAAGGTCATGAGTAGGCCTGCGATACGCTGTGAAAGGAAACGGAGTAGACGCCACTGGGCGCCTGCTTTGAGTGGCCGTTTTCTATAGCCTCAGCATACGGCAATGAGTTTTGCAGGAAGACCTGCGTGAAGGGCTCAAGACCGCTTAGTGCAGAAAGGCCGCGCCGAACAGTCTCGCTACCATTCTTGTCCTGATATCCAGGATCTACATACACCGGAGCTCCGATGCTCACGATGTTGTTTCCACGGAATCGGCCGGTATCGACCGGCGAGCGCAGCACGATTTCGTTGAGCATGGCTAGGGCAATGACGCGCACACGCTGCGTCAACGCCTCTTCAACTGCGTCAGCGAACATGCTGGGCGGCGTGCTCCACCCCCTGCTCTTGGCCATGGCTACTTCCTCAGCTGCAGTCTGTAGGTGGCCGAGGCCGGATCGGAGCGCACCGACTTGACCAGGTAGATCACCTGCTTAGAGCGGTCCATCAGGTCAGGCGCGGTGATCGTATGCCCGACATCGGGCACATCGGTTATTTCATTGGCAAGAACCGTCAGGCGTAGGTCGCCGACCAGGATGTTGATGTTGTCGATCCGGCTGTCTTCGTAGCGGGACAGCACGCCTCGGCCCGTGTACGTAATGGGCTGCGCCGTGGTTTCTTCGGTTACAGGATCAACCACGCCTGGACCCATGTACTCGCCCGTGAAGGCCAGCACCGCATCGGCCAGGTCCGTATTGAACGCCTGGGCCAGGTCGGCCTGTAGTTCATCGCGAAGTCCCATATCAGCCCCTCACGATCTTGGTCTGGCCGCTGCTGTTCAGGTAATGCGCCAGCAGCGCCAGGGCGAACGACTCGCCAGCGCTGATGGTGCGGGAGGATTCCGAGTAGGTTTTGCTGCTGGAAACCCCGTCAGCGTTGACCGACTTGCTCAGCACGCCGGTCTCCTTGCTGCCGTAGATGTTCCCTGCTGCTGCCTCTCGGGCAATCTCGGCGCCGGCCTGGATGACGTCGTCCGGTACCGGATCGAACTCAGGCAGGCCGAGATTGGTAAGCCAGGTGTTGGCCATCAGCACCGCCCGGGCCTTCTGGTCGTCGGGCGCCCAGGTCAGCCCAAGCAGGGCGTCTACCTGCTCGACGGTGATGTAGATGGTCATTACGCGGCCTCGTCCAGCAGCTTCTTGAGATCTTCCAGGCTGGCGTCAGGGCTGAATTGCACGCCCTTTTCGTTCAGGGCGGCCTGCAGCTTTGCCTTCAGCTCGGCTTCTTCGGCAGCCTTCTTGTCGGCAGCGGACTTGCCAGCCTTCGAGCCTTTGGCCTCCTTCAGCAGCTCCGGGTGCTCGTAGTCATCGGGCGCGAAACGCGCATCGATGATTTTGTACCCCTTCTGCCGCAACTCGGCTTTACGCTCAGGGCTGACCGGGTGTTTCTCGTAAATCACTTTCTCGCTCATGGCGATCTCCTGGGAAGGCGCCCCGGAGGGCGCGGTACCGGTTACTTGGTGGCGTCACCGATGGTCAGCACGCCGGCAGAGGCCTTGATGCTGTTCGCCACCAGATCCCAGTTGGTGCCGGTGGACAGTTCGGCGTTGGTCGGCGACTTGCCGCCGTTGGCGGTGTCCCAGGTGTAGCCCTTGAGGCCCAGGCCGAAGGTGTAGTCGGCCTGCATGGTGGTCTCGATACGCTCCTTGCCG